CAAAGATGTTGCCCAATCCTGCTGCCCTGCCTCTGGCAATCCGTCTGGCTTCTTCACCCATCAATCTGGATGTCTCGCCTGACTGCGCTCGGCGTAACAGTTCTTCCTCGGCAAACTCTCTAGCTGCCATTGACTCTGCATCCAGCGGAACCTCCGGTATATCCGTCAACCGCTCAAGTGTAGGCGCAGCCTCAGCACGCTCCAGTGCCGCCATCTCACCTACCCTGCCGAACTCAGGAGCCGCTGCCACATCCATCTCTGCGAGGGTCGGGGCTGCTCCAAGTCTTTCAAGGTCGCCAAATGCGCCCGCCCGTTCGTACTCCGGCACATCTCCAAAGCCAACTTCGGGCAGGGAAGGGGCAATGCCTACCTGCTCCAGCAGAGCAGGATCAATCGCCTTCTCCATAGTGGGAAGGTCGGGGAGTTGTCCCGGTGTGTAACCCTGCGCGAGTTGACCCAGCAACTCTCTCGCGGCAAATCCTGTTGGATCGCTTTTCTCAAGTAGATCACGCGCACTGGTTACAAAGTCATCACCATACTCATCAGCAAAATCCAGAAGGAACTCAGCCTTCTCGGCTCCGTATTCCTTTTCCCATTCCCAACGCTTAACAGCGCGGTCAATGTCGCCCATGCCAGTAAAGTCAACGTCTATGGCTTCATCACGGGTGACAGCTTCCCGCTCGCCAATCAGCTTGCCGTTTGCATCGTAGGAAGTCTTGAAATACTGGTTGGCCGTGATAATATCGCCATCAGGGCTTTTGTATCCGGTCAGTGTCCTGACCTGCTCAGACAGGGGTTGGGTTCCCCGAAACCCGTCTGCCATCCCTTCTTCCTTGAGGTAATTCTGAACCTCATCCGAGTGCCACTTCTTGCCCGTCAGATGGGCCATCTCTGCGATGGGGGATGGGCCGAAGTTCCCATGGCGCATTGTGAACCCGACTATCTCGCCATCTGAATTTATCTCTGATTCAGTTTTGTATTGGCCTCTGTTCCCCGACCTAAACGAGAAATCTGACGGGCCACTTGTGTTTACAGTTTCATTGGAGTAAACAGGCTCATACCCTGTCGGAACATCCGTGGCAACCTTCTCGTACTTAACCCTAGAGCCGTCTTCATTACGCACATCACGCATCAACTCCTCGCCAAACTCCATAGCGCGGGAGAGCTTCGCCATATGCTCGGCTGTCTCAATGTTCGCGGCAGCTATCTCAGATGCTGTTGGCGGTGTTGGAGGTTCCGGTGTACTAGGTTTGCCCATATCTTATTCCTTGATTAAACGTCTCCGTGCCTTGTCCATAGGCACACAAATTATCTTGTTATCATGCTTGGGGCGTACCCAAGCGATTAGCTCACAATCCTTTCCAAACTTTCCCCACATCTGCGTGAACAACTCACTCAACACACCCTTCTCCTTCGCCACAGTAGCGTCCACATAACAAATCTTTCCGCCTGTGTCACGATAGTCCTTGCGACAATCCTCTTCATTATCCACATAACGCAGGAGTGCCGCCCCCATAAACTCCCCGTCCTTGACCGACACCAAGTATCTTTGTTTGACGACAAACCACCTCACCCAACTCAGCAACCTGCCCGGAGGCCAACCGGAACAATGCTCAAGCTCTGACCTGAACAGGTTCGCGATCCCGATTGTCATGGCGTCTGTGTTGTTCATCTTTCAGGGGTAATGGGTTGACCAAAGGCACTTGACTGGACTGAATGCAGCGCAAGTCTGCCCCCATCTGCTTTCGCCTTGAACTGTATCTGGTTAAATCTGCCCTTGGATACCATGTTGAATCCCTTGCGGATCAGGTTGGTGTCTGCCGGGAGGGAAAGGCTTGCCTCCAGTTCCGTGCCGCTGGATGACAAGTCTTTGTAATAATTTATGTCACCTGTAATTGCGTCAGCATGGATGTTCCCAAAATTAAACTGGGTGGAGTAGCCGATCTTGTCACCCCAAGTCTCGCCAAAGGTATAGGCGCGGGTGTGGATGTAGGATTCGTAGGTTGAATTGCCATCCTTGTACTCCGCAATGGTAGTGGCGTCTTCCGGTGTTGAATCATCCCAAGTGTACAACTCACCGTTCTGCGTCCCGATGTTGAGCTTCAGTTCCCCGCCAAATGCGCTGATGACAAAGCTCCTCGCCTCCCAGCCCGACCAATGGCCGCACCAAGCTGCTGCAAGCAGGTTAAAGGTCAGCACCGTGTCCGGTGTGGTAGCTGAATCCAATGGGACAGAGAGCATATAACGATTGCGCCAGTAAATGGCTGTGCAAGTGCTGACCGCAGCCTGATTGATGCGACCGATATAGTCGTTAATGTTGCGACTGACAGGAAGTGACACGTCCGTCTCCGTACCTGCCTGAATGGACTGCAATGACTTCACGCCATCACGGGAAAGGAACATAATATCCGCGCCCACCTGCTGAACTGTGCCGTCTGCCACGCATCCAGTCCGGTTATTGACCAGCTTAATGCTCCATTGAGAGGCTTTGAGTGTTGGATCAGCGTTAACCTTGTAAATGCTTCTTTCCTTGAAAACATACAGGTCAAAGTTCTGTCCGGGCATCAGGGCAGTTATAGGGTCACGGTCATTGCCGATCCGAAGGTTGTCTGCCGCCAAATCCCAAGCGTCTCCGTCCAGAATCCCACTGCAATACAGGGTATCAGCCGGGACATCCGTATCTGCGCTGGTAGCGAACAGCCTGTTGGTGTGGGTTACAATAAATTTAGGTTTGCTGGGAGTTTGGGTGACATTAGCAGTCCCAACTGCGTCTGTTCCGCCTGTTGGTGCGGCTGTGAAGCTCACATCAGGTGGAGCGTCCTTGTCATAGCCAGTTCCCTCGTTGGTAATGGTCACACCCACCACCGATCCGTCATAGCCAAGGATTGCGGTTCCTAATGCCGTAGTCCCGCTGCTTGGCGCAGCTATCGTGACGGTTGGAACAGTAATGTAGCCGCTGCCCCCTTCTGAAATGGTGATGCTACTGATTTGACCCGCCGAAATTGTCTCAGCAGTCACGGGATCAGTGCTTCCCCCAACGTAGCGCAGGTCAGCCGATCCGTCTGTGTAATACATTCGGTTATTCAACTGGGCAAACCTAACCTTGGCCCCGGAAGCAAATGTTGCCCCGGTTAGCAGGGTGAACCCTCCTGAATTGGTGATCGCTTTTAAGTAATCCGACCCATCAGCGGCCATTAGGTACTCAGTGTTGCCTGTGTCAAAGTATCCAAGTGAAATAACGGGAGCAACCAAGCCTTCCCAAATATATCCAGCACCAATGGCCGCTTCCCAGTCCACATCCACATCCTCCCACACTAAATACCCCTCAGAAAGGCTTGTCCCCCTGCGCGTAACTGCATTCCCGAATTCATCAAGGTCAATATTCTTGCCTTCAGAATAGGCGTTCTCCGGTATCAGGTTTGCGCGGGATGCACTGACTTGACCGCCCACAAAGCTATTGTTCCCGTCCAGTATGATCGGGTCATCCAATACTTCATTTGAAATAACAGGCATTACGCTACAAAATCATCCCTTGACCAGTGATCCACCACCGCCGGGATGATGACACTCACCTTGTCCTGCTGCACATTGTCCAAATCACGACATATTTGCAGTAAATTAGCCGCTTCAGTAAATTTAACCTGCGCCTTCTGGTATTGCATGGAGCGTTCCAGCATATCACCCTCCGAATACGCCAGTAAGGCGTTCTCTGCCCCGTTGATTATGGGGCTATCCGAGTCACCCATCTCCACGAACTTCAATTTGCCAAGGGCATAGAGAGTTCCGGCATTCTTGGGCGTGGCAATGGGCTTGACGCGGCAATAACCGCTCGCATCGGGCGGTAAAGGCACAAAGTTCTGCGGATTGGCCCTGCGAGTGGAAGTGTTGTTCCACATATTCGGGTTTAGCTGGAAGAACTGAACCCAACTCGCCCCCACGCACTCCAATCCATCCTCTTTTCCTGTCTCCGTGAACCTCACGGCTACAATGAAGTCCAACTTCGGAGCAGTTGAAGCAACGGTGGAGGAAGTTGGGTAGTAAAATATGGTTGGATCATCGGATAAGGTGATGACTTCATCCTCCGCAGAGACAGAAGTTGAGACAACACCCATTGAATTAGTCCAGAGCGATGCTTCAAACATCATCCGGTAACGATTGTTGATGAACTTCTTGCAGGTCGCCACTGACGTACTGTCCGTGTCGCTCATCTTCGTCGTTATCTGGTCTGCTAATTCAGTTAATGTCATCAGTCTCCCCTCTCTATCTCCGATTCAAGCTCTGCGATTGTGTCCAGAGCTTCCCTTACCCATTCAGGAGCCGCTATCGTCGCCGCCTGAAACTGCGGGTGAGCTATCATCCTCTCCCCGTTGTCCAGACGCGGATTTAAGCACCCCGTCAATAGCAGCACGGTTGCGATCACGCTTTTCCCCCAACCGTTCCATCGCTGCCTTATCATCCAGCTTATCTCCAATCCTCTCCACGGCTTCCACCAGCTTCGGTAGGGCCGCTAAACCCTTCAACGCCTCCAGAATCATTTCTTCTTCGCGGCATATTCCTTCATCGCATCCACTATGCTTTGGGAGCCAACGTAGGCTGGCACAATTATTATGACTGCCCCGATTACTTGCTCTGACAACTCCGGTGACAGGTTAAACCATTCAGTGGCCATGACAGTTAACAAACCGCCAATAGCCATCCAGAGTTTCCGTGATTTAAGTTTCTCTTTCATTTGTCTTTTAGTAGTTTAGCAATTTTAACCGCTGTCCAGACACAGGTCACGGAGAGCAATAGTATCTTCAGCATCAACTCAATATCAGTCAGGCTAACGGTGGCTAGTACGCCACCATTCACCCCGAACATCTTGAGATATTCACTTATGTCTTCCATTTGCATCCACCCTACTCATCCTGAAATTATTCGCTCGGTGCTGGTTCCTGCCAGCTAAACGGCTTTGATGTCGGCCTTATCTTCGCCGCATCAATCTGTTTATCCAGCGAATCCTTGAAGCCGCGTTCATCAGCCACGCTGTTTGCTATCTCCACAGCCCATTCGTTCGTCAAATCCTCAAAGGGAATGAAGTTGTCCGGGTCAGGTGGAGATAACTTGTGCAACGTGTCAATGTACTGGGGGTAGCCCCCGTTGCTGTCCGTCCCAGTCATCCCGCAGACTAAATCCACGACCACATTGGATAGGTCGTCCTCATCTTTTACGAGCGGCTCAAGGCGGCTCCATTTATATATATTTGGCATAAGATTATTCCATGTTAATTAAAATCCAGTTACTTGTAGTTCAGCCGTTACGTCAGTATCAGCAGTTCCCCAGCTTGTTAGCTTTAGGATTCCGTAGCTGCCATTAGTGACTCCCGCCGAGGTAATGCTGGTGGCTATCTCCTTCCATGCTGGGGTCGTCGGAGTAAAGTCAGTTATCCCGACTGAATCATTTGAGTAAATCCGAATCTCAACCGTTTTTCCTGCCGCTAGACCAGTGGTCGCCAGTGTGCCACAGGTTCCCGTGTACTCAAGCGTCTGCAAGTTTGTGCTGTCAAAATCTATGGTGACGGTAGATGCCTCTGACAGGGCCGTGACGCCGCCATAGACTTGCCCGTCGCTGGTGATTACAACATCGTGACCTGTCCCGTTATTTCTGAATGTAATATTCTTATCAAACTCTTGCTCAATAAGTAATCCGTCTGATTCATGGAATTGAATGTAACCGCGCCTCGTTCCGGATGTATTGTAAAAGGAAAGGTAAGTACTGTCTAATTGCAAGCGAGTCTCTTGTCCAAAGACATGAAGTCTGACTGATGCCGTCCCACCCACACCTAAATTCTCCTCAATCTTAACGTCACCGCTGCTATTATCCACCAGCAAACGGTCTGTACCGCCTGAATCTCGTAATGAAACATCCCCACCAGCAGATTGAACTATAACTGTTCCTGTGGTTCTATGTCTGGAAAGAATGGCATTTCCTTGTGAAAATAATGTATCGCTAGAGCCTCCTGTAGCATCTATTCTAATATTACCTATTACATGTAATGCGTCTGATGGCCCATTCGTCCCGATGCCGACTTTGCCATCCTTTTCTAGCGTCAGTATACTGCTGACAAACGTCCCTGCATCGTTCCTATCTTGGAAAGTGAGTTCGCCATTTTCCGAATGAATTTCCCAAGTCTTATTTCCTGTGGTAGCATCAGAATCAGTAAGCCGCATAACACCACCAGTATCTGCAGACAATTCCAACAAAGCTCCCGGTTCAGTCGTCCCGATGCCGACGTTGCCGCCGCTGTCGATTCGCATCTTCTCTGCTACTGCGCTTCCAGCCGCCGCAGTTTTGAAAACTAAAGCTCCACCCGGCAATGTCGCGTGAGTCTCTGTACACGTTGCTCCAATTTGACCAATCGTGTCATACCCCCCGCCAGTGTCCTTGACCTTCCAATCCATCCAGCCAGCATTGCCCACCCCAGACACATTTGTGTTGTAATTGATTATGTAAGGGTCGCCAGCACGGTAAGTCTCAATCTGGGTGTGTCCCTCTGTGCGTGATGTGTTGCCAAAGACTCCTGCTGTGGTTGCACTGGCAACACCCACCACTGCAAGTCCCGTTGAATCAAAAACAAGGCTGCTGGTTCCTTCAATCGTGCCGTCACCCGTCCAGACTCCCACTTGACTGTCAGCGGGTGTGCCAACCTTTGTGACATCCCCACCCCCACCGCCAGACACGGTAGCCCACGTATTGTCGCCCCTCAAGTACGTTGAAGAACTTGCTGTGCCTGTCGCTGAAAGCATCGCAATGTCAACCGCGTCAGTCGCAATCGTAGTTGCGTTCCCACTGCTGGTTACATCTCCGGTAAGGTTGGCGTTGGTGGTAACAGTTCCAGCCGTGAGGCCCGATGCTGTTCCTGTGCAATTTGTAAGCACTCCACTTGCAGGTGTTCCGAGAGCGGGTGTCACCAGCGTTGGACTCGTAGCAAAGACCAATGCGCCACTGCCTGTCTCGTCCGAAATAACCCCCGCCAACTGCGCGGAGGTCGTAGCTGCCATGACAGAAAGATTGTTTGTAGTGTAAACGCCATCGGTAACTGTAGCCGCATTGCCCGTGCAACTGCCCGATGAGCCACTCACATCTCCTGTAACATCTCCTGTAACATCTCCAGTTAAATCTCCAGTGACGTTGCCTGTTACATTCCCAGTTACGTTGCCTGTCAACGCACCAGTAAAAGTTGTTGCTGTGACGGCATTGTCCTTAACCAGAACGCTGTCAATGGTTACGCCCGCAGCAGCGGTCGTTTCTGAAATTGTATCCGTGGTAATGGATTGGCTGGCTGAAACAATTATATTAGTTGAACCTGTCGTATTGCCGTTAGCCAACACCTCGGCCAAGGTGTCTGAGGTTTCAACCTGTGCATCCACATAAGCCGTGGTCGCAACCTTGGTTGAATTGTCATCAGCAGATTGCGTTGTCCCAACAACTCCATCGGCCAAAACACTCGTGGCTGTGACATTGCCCGTAAGATCGCCTGTGACATTGCCCGTAAGATCGCCTGTGACATTGCCCGTCAAGGCTCCCACCACGCCACCTGTTGCCGTGGTTATCCCGGCCACCTCAAGTGTGCCAGTAGACTTGATCCCTGCGGTGCTTACCTGAAGGGCAAAGGTGTTGCCCGCATTACCATCAGTC